GTTGGCCATCTTCTTATCACTAAACATAGTGAAGGTTGTAAGATGTTGAAATGCAATGTGCAGTAACTCATGTTTCAGTAGTCCTAGTTTGTGATCTTCTGACAGATCTGTCCAAAACTTCTCATTGATCATCAATTGAAAGTTGATGCCATTTTTACATACACCAGCAGTTGGAAGTTGATCACTCCAACTCTTGTGTAACATTAATAAAAAGAAACCATAATAGGGTTCCTTTAACATCAAGTCTTTTGATGTTTTACTCAGTGAATCTTGTCTATTCATTGTACTATATTTACTTGGATTTCTTTGTATTTAAAATCAAGAGCTTTAAATATTCTCTTTTTCTCATTGATAATTTCTTCAATCATCAACTCTGCTACCCATGGTTTTTTAACACGAGCATTTGGTCCTATTAAATGACCCAACCATCTTTCTTTAAGTTTTAAATCTTGCTTATATACAAGACCTACTCCTTTGGGTCTATTTTTGTTTATTAAGTCACGAAATAGTCTTGTAACTCTTACATCTACAAGTGCCCAATCCTCAAGATGAGGTTTACCATATAACCATAAGAATAATAATTCTTCTCTATAATTTTCTACTACAGTATCTGCATCTCCTAAATTTACAATTGCTTGCATTGCCATATAGTGATTATCTTTATCACTTGACCGCATCATAGTCAGTAAGTTCTTTAAAACTTCTTTATTCATATTATTCACTGTAACAGAATTCTACAATATGTTTTATTACTACTGGTTCTCCTAAAGGAACTTGTCCTTTATATCTACCTAACTCATCATCATATAGCGGATCAAGATGCCCGCTAAGATCATGTTCACCATCCCAGTTGTATTCATACAAAATAACCTTATTCCAATTATCTTTTACTGCCTCTAAAACATTTTTCTTTACTGCTTCAGGCAATGTATTCCAATCCATTACGACAGGCTCAACTGATTTGTTCATTCCATCGTGTGTCTCATTTATAATTACTACTTCTTTACTCATATTTTTCCTTTATAAAATCTTCCTAATATATTTCCATTCAGATAATAATCTCTTTCTAAAACCCTATGCTTAAATTGAGCTTTGGTTTCTTCATAGGTAAGAGACGCTTTGCTAAAACAAATCTTAAGAATGGTTCTATATATCATTTTACCATCTTTATATGCTTGTTTTAGTTCTTTGTTGCTACTGAAATAGTTTTCATAGTCTAGTTTAGTGACCATCTCATACTTCTTAGCTCTTTTGTCTGTCATAGCAGCTAATGCTTTCTTTCCAAACTTTTTCTTTCTTTTACTATAAAAGTTTTTCTTACCAATGTAAGCGTACATTATTCCGCTTTTGGTGTCTAAATAGTTCATCATGTAAACAAATCCTACAGCACCTTCTGGGATCAAGTTCTCATTAAAGTCTATAACTCTTTTTCCTGACTTAGCTAATGGAGCATCTATTTCTATTTTCCAAGGATACATGTCCTCTTTTATTTTACTCTTTAAATTTTTCATATCAGCTTTTTTAACAGAGGTAATAAAACCTCTCTAGTTTTAGCAAGACCGTGTACTTTAATAGAGTCAGATAAATCTTTCTCCATGTCTAGAATCACGTAATCAAAATCATACTTTTCTTTGTATCTCTTCATAGACCTGATACCCGCTTCATCATTATCAAACAAAACAAATATCTTTTCATACTTTGGTATTATACTTTTAAGCATGCTCTCTGGTATCAAAGTATTTTCACTGTCAGGTGCAATTGATTCTGCATCATCTAATTTAAGTCTCTCAAAAGCCATTAGGTCTTTTAATGAAGATGTAATCACGAGATATTTCTTATCATATTTCAATTGATCAGATCCTTGGATATAGTTCTTAACCTTTATAAACTTCTTGTCAGAAACTTTAGGTTGGTAAACTTTATACAGTGTACCATCATCTTTAAAGTAACCATATAGACTAAGACCTTTAATAGTAATTGAACTTTCCTTACCGTTATCATCTTCTTTAGTCATCACATAGTACTGCAATGGCGCCACATTATATCTTTCAAGCAGTCTTGAACCAATATTAAACTTCGTCCAATACTTTTGATCAATTGTTGTCCAGTGTCTGATTTCATAATCAGTTACCTTATATCTACTATGAACTTTGTATTCCTTTATGGGATTACAATCATTATTTAAAACATATTGATTATAGTCTTCAATAATTTTCATAGCTGATTGTCCCCGTGTAAGGCTAAAAATAATTTTAACAAGTTCTACGGAATCACCACCATTACCTGAAGAAAAGTCCTTAAAACAATATCTTCCTGTAGTAGCATTAAGATAAATACACATTGAAGGAGTACGCTCCCTGGTATTAACTATAGATCTTATCTTTACATCTTGTCCACTAAGAGTTTCAGATAATCCTAAGTAATATTCAAAAGCCCATCCTGTTGGTATATCAGTTAAATCAGAAATTAAATTTTTAGTTGAAATCATACAATACGTTTTTAGACAATAAAGGGAGAACTAAAACATCCTCCCTTTACTAACAAATATAAAATGAAATCTAGTCTAGATCAAAATCTGCACGAGTTTTCATTGGAATTGATAAATCTTCATCATTACCAAAAGATGCAACTGGCTTGTTCTCAATCTTTTTTAAATGTTTAGACTCATCATAAGGTAACATGGTTTCTGCATTTGGCGCATAACCGTACTTTTTATTTTCTGCTTTTGCAAACCAGCAGTCATAAGCAATATAACCTGATTTGTTTTCATACTCTTTACCTGCAAGACATACATGTAAATATTTGTCTTGATACGGTGCAGTATCATTGAATGCTTTTACAAAGTCTTCAATTGTTTCATGTTGATTATCTTGTTCAGCAAACCAATCATTAATACCAAGAGCATTAGATAAATTCTTTAGAAATAATAATACAGATCTATCTCTTTGTATTTTAATTCCTGACTTAGTTTCACCATCTGCAAATGCATACTGACTAGCTTTTACTCTACCAATTTGGCCTTCAAAACGCCCTTTGCTTTCATCATTTCTATCTCTAAGAAAACCTTCAAAACCTTCTATTGGTTTAGTTTCCATTTCCATAAGTAAATGATATGCCCCTTCAATAAATCTAAACTCATCTAGTCTTACACTATTGATTTTTAATTCATGATTACCAGGAGCAATTGTCTTAGGCATTCCGCTACCACCCTCTGCTTTTAAATCTGTTGTACTTAAAGCCATTGATTTTTCTTTTTTAATTGTTAATAATTACGATTTGTATATTTTATTCCAGTGAGTTTTTATCTCACCTTTTTCATTCATTTCAGAAACTACTATCTCTTCATTTCTTAAGTGGTCAGGTCTAGCGCCACATGTTACACCATCATCATTTTTAAAATTGAGGATGGTCTTATTACCCTTTCTGTACATATAACCTATAGCATCTGCATTAGCGCAGATTAAAGATTTTATTTTACCTGTAAGGTCAATATTAGCAGCCATAACCATTTCTCCTTTATCATCTACAACTTTGTCTTTGATGTGTCCAGATAAAATAATATGAGGCGCTAATGTATCAATAAAATCCAATACTTGAAAAAATGCCTGACGAATATATAAATATCCAGCACCATTTGCAAGAGTTGTTACATTATTACCATCATAATTTTTACCCATTGGTGTCTTTTTGTACATTTTTACAGCTAAGGGCATTACCATTTCTTCTAATGCGGTTACTGTATCTATTGTAACATAATCATAAGGTTTATCTGCTTCTTTTATGGCCTTGCCTGCATCTAAAAGCTCTTGTAAGTTTTCAATTTTAACTTTCAATGCTTCAACATACTCGCTACCATTCTCTAGATCCAATATTAAATTGTTCTCTAAGCCTGCATACGCAGTTGTTTTACCTGTCTTTGGTTTACTGTAGATTATTAATCTTTTAGGATTAACTCTTTCTTTCTTTACCTTTTTTGTTGGAAGTACTATACTCATTTTATTTTCTTTTCTATTTTTTCTAATGCAGTTGCTATTCTTTCTAAAACTATAAGTAAGGGTTCTTGACTCTCTTTAGTAGTTTTTTCAGCTCTTTGACTTGTCCAAGGAACATAGTCAGGATCTTCTTCCTCTTCTTCTTTCTTCTTTAACCCTACATCAAGATACTCTTCAGCAAAGTTTGGGAAGTCAGCAGGTTTAGTTTCTACTTCTTCTTTAGGAGGATTCTTTAAATAGTCTTGATAAGTAGCATAAGGTATTTCTTTACCTGTCTTTTTATCAATAGCAACAAGCTCTTCAATAGGAACAACATATACTTCATAGTCATTACCTGACTTACTAGTCTTTTGTTCCAAAGGATACTCCTCGGCATAATAGGGGTTATGCTTTAATTTATACAGTGTATGTGTTGGATCTTCTGATACCCCATTAAAATCACTAAGTTCTGTATAAATGTCTCTTCCTTGTTTTAACTCATTAGGAAAGAACTGCATTTTTAAGGCTTCTCCTGGAGGCGCCCATGCAGACTTAGCAATAAAATAAGGGTCAGCAATCTTCAACCTTTTAAATGTTGGCAAGTGTGTTGCCATAAGAATCTTTTGATTCTCTTGTCTTGTACTCATATTTGAATCTTATTATTTTGTGTTGGTGTATTCATCTCTACTATTCTTATTGTATCTCTATCTAATCTAAAGAAACTTATTCTAGTGTCACCATTCCTACATTTTAAGAAATGAAACACCAAGGTTTCTGGATCTGTTATTTGTATTCTTTCTGGACCATAATATCTAATTTTTCTAGCAGCAGGTTTATTAATACCTAATACTATATCAGCATGTTGCAATAATGCATCAGCACCAAATAAATCAGAATCTAGAACATAATTACCATATGTACCTTCTACAGCACGTTTAGGGTCATCAATATTTCTATTTAATTGACTTAGAATAACAAATGATAGTGGATAACTTCTTTTCATAAAGGTTAGCGCTTCACCTAAATTATACAACATTTCAAATCTATCTTTCTCATGCTTATCTCTTTTAAATAAAGCTGAGTGATCTACTGTTACTAAAAGTTTAGGATACACCTTTTGTCCATTAACTTCTTTTACATTTTGTCTAAAATGATAATCTATACTTGCGCAGAATTCATTAACAGTACACGGTCTGTAAATAGAGAATACCCTATTGTTTTTATTAAGTGTACTAGTGTATTGTTTACATTTATTGTAAATCTCTTCTTCTAAAGGTTCATACTTACTATGAAGAACACCATAGTCTTTCTGAGTTATAGCAGAGAATGCTCTCATACCAAGAGTTTTCTCAGGCATCTCAAATTGAAATTGTAAAACTTGAAAGTCTTGATCTTGGTTAAGAGCAATAACTTCTGTAACAAACTGCTCCATAAACAAAGTTTTACCAACACCAGGTCTAGCGCCAACAACAGTTAAAGTATTCCACTCTAAACCATTTAGTGTAGCATCATTAAACTTTGGCCATGCACTTTTAAGACTTTTAATTCTACCGTCCATTCTCCCCCTCATTTCTAAGAGAGCCTTCTCATAAGCACGCACCTTACTAATAGCCTTTAAAGGCTTTGCACCATTGAATTGTTCCAAATTATACTATTTTATCTTTGAATATATCAACTTCATTAGAATCCACCTCATTTAACATATCGCAGTAAGTAGCTAAATCAGACTCAAAAGATTTGTCTGTATTTTGTTTTCTAATAAAGTATTGGGATGTTCTCATGTATTCATAATTTTTCATTTTGTATTCAAGTACATATTTTTTTGTTGCTAATAATATTGTATGCCAATCATAATCATAAGTATCAAAAAACCATCTAAAACTTGCTTCTAAAGTTTTAACATTAGTCCTTGCGTACTTACCACTTCCAAGTTTTTTAGCAGGAAATAAAGAGTTGTATAACTTTATCTTGTTATCAAAACCATCTCCCATTAAATCTTTAGAAGTTTTCTTTTTAGTCTTTCTAAAATAAGAACCTAATTCTTCCATAAAGATAAGGCTTTTACTAGTTAATTGCAAATCCTCATTAAGCCAATCCTCACTCTTTAATCTATGTACTTCTAAATCAGAATTAGCTAAAGATTTAGATACAGATAACTTATTCTTAATACAATGTAATACATATAAAGAATTAGGAGTAAGCTTTTCTTTTATTAATTTATTAAATATTTCATCCATGCTACCAAGTTACTGAAAAATTCATATTATCTTTTAAAATCTTTTGAACATCTACAAATACATTTTTAGAATCCCAAGTCTGACCTTTATTGTATACAGCGCTTGCTGGATGGCTAACAAGGAACTTATAATTCATATCATGTACAGTATCTTTCCATTCATGAGCTTGTTTGCCCATGTAAATATATACTAAACCTGTATGACCAAATGTTAAATGATCAAACAAATAAGCTAAGAAGGGTTTCCATATAGGATAATGTTGCCCTACTTTACCTACAGTAGTTGTAAGTGCAGTATTTAGCATCAATATACCTTGATTAGCCCACCGTGTAAGATCAGGATCATGTGATTGTCCTACACCATCATATACAGTTCTGTTAACTTCATTTAAGATAAATCTTAAACTGGGTTGTTGCTCCATTGTATTACTGCAACTAAATGCAATACCATCTGCTACCCCTAGTTTCGGATAAGGATCTTGACCCACCATTACCACCTTAAGTTCATCATAAGGACATTCTTCAAATGCTCTAAATAACTGACTTAGTTTAGGTGTAAACCTTTTACCGTCTTTAGACAGTGTTACAAGTTGTTTAATTATATCTTCAAAATCAGAACTAAATATAAAAGATTTAAGCGGTCTGGCCCAACCTGATGGTTCTAATTTTTTAAATATTTTTTGTTTAATGTCTTCTATGTCTATTGTTTGTGTCATATATTTTTTATATTTGGTAAAATTAATATTATGGAGTCTACTAAAGTAAAAGAATTAAAAGATGATGCAATAATGCATATTGATGTAAATAAGACTTTCTATATGATGGTAAAGTCAGCTTTAATTACATCTTTTAAAGATATCAATAGCTCACCCAAAGGTAATGCTGAAAATTTTATTAAAAATCTAACATCAAAATCTTATGCTGATCTAAATGATAAAGAAAGAACCTTTTATACTCTTACGTTATTAATAGGTGAAATTGAAAAACAAGCTTTAGAAAACAACATGTTTATTGAAAAAGATATTGATCCTAACACATTAAAAAAAGCTATAAAAGATATAGATAAATCTAATGAAGATTAACATTATAAAACTCACCTATCTCTATACAAGCTTGTATAGCTAAATTTAATTCACTTTTATCACATTCAGCAAAAGATTTATAATCATTGACTATAAGCAACCCTGCTTTTTCTTTTACTAGCTTTTTCATATCATCAAAGCTATAACCACTTTCCTTGGCCAATTCTCGTATACAAGCATGCACTTTTGATATCTGTGCACCACTCCCCTCAGCATCAGAGATAGACATAAAAATGTCTACCTCTTGTCCTTCAGAAAGTTTTTCAGTAAATAACTTGAAAGCAAGCTTATCCATTTTCTTTGGATACACTAACTTTCCGTTCTGCATCTTCAATTTTGCTGAAAACATTTATTAATTCTTTTACAAGGTTTATATCTCTTATTACTAATCCAGGATCATCTATGTTAACACGTAACTCTCCTTCTTTATTAAGGTTATCGGCAGCTAAAAATATGCTACCACCAACTTGTTTACGAAAGTAATAATAATCATAACCATTATCACTCTCTTCATCATATACCATAACTTTCTCAAAGTCTAGGTCCATTAGTTCTTGTTCAGTCATCTGCTTTTAGTTTTTTATATTGTTTCCACAAATCCGCATTTAAGATCTTAGTATCATAATCACGTATAACTTCTCTATACTTAGATTTCTTTTTGTCAAACTCCCCAAGTTCTTTTATTCGTAACTTTCTATAAAACTTAACTACTTGAGAAGCTACAAACAAGTTATCTTTATCTGGAGACTTTATGAGATTAACTAAATTTTCTACAGCATACTTATCCATATAACCCAAGTACATCAAAAGATGTGCTTCAGCTAAAAGCATCCATGGTCTTACAATTCCTGCTTTAGATGTATTAGCTTTATTTAAATACATCATCCACATTATATTTGAACTCTTACACTCAGGGTTACTAGTTATTTTATAATGCTCATCCAATATTTTCTTGACCAGATTCTTTATTCGTCTTTCCATGATAATATTTCTTGTCTAACATGTCTACCTAAATCAGCATCATTTGGATACTTTTTCATTAAATGTATTACTAAAGCAGTAATATTTGGCATAGCAACTATTTCATTATCTACACTGTATATATCTGTATTAGTATTACTATCTACACTTTTTACTTGTCTGTGTTTATTTAAATCTTTACTCATCTTT